GAGAAATGTTATTCCTTCCGGCCTTGCCACACTTTCAGGCGCTTCAACTTATGTTGGAGTTTCAGCAGTCGAATCAGCAGTCTTGGTTGTTTCAGTTGAAGTCTTTCAATCCCGAGTCGCTCCAGGTGGCCAAATTGAAGGCGTGGATTTCGCTCCGACGCCTTACCGGATGGGGCGCTCATTATTCAATAGGTGCGTAGGTCTGTTAGGGCCTTATATCGATGTGGAGTCAATTGTTCAATGACCGCATCAACGATCCTTTCATCAGTTAGGCAACCGTTGGCAACTGCACTTGCTGGTGTTGCTGGAAATGTTTACGCATTCGTACCGGAGTCGGTAATTCCCCCAGCGGTCGTGGTTGTCCCGGATGCACCCTATATTGAATTTGACACAATTGGAAAATCATCTTTCCGCTGCAAACTCAACTACACAATCACAGTCTGTGTTGCTTACAACAGTAACCCAGCATCTTTAGACAATATCGAACAGTTGATCATAAGCGTTGTTTCTGCAATCCCAGCCGGATACGAAGTAGGAGCAGTTCAACGACCAACAGTTACACAAGTAGGCGCTAGCAATTTGCTTGTTGCAGATATAAGCGTCGCTACCTACTACACTCAAACCAATTAAGGAGAAAAAATGTCAACAAGAATTATCACTGGCCGCGACGTGTCATTCACGCTCGATACAAAGGCCTATGATGCACAAACAACATCGGCAACACTTTCATGCGATACAACAATTGAAACTTACCAAACACTCGATGGCAAGGCTTACAAGCAAATCGATTCTCAATGGACTTTCAATGTTGAACTATTGCAAGATTGGGGATCAGCCGCACAGCAAGGCTCACTATTCGAAAACATGTGGACCAACGCAGAATCAAACCCAAACACCCCAGTAGCGGTATCTTTCACTGCCGTAACAGGAGCCGTGTTCACTTTCACTGTATTGCCAATCTTCCCATCAGCGGGTGGCGCAGCTCCAGGAGCGTTAACCGATAGCTGGGCGTTAACAGTAATTGGCACACCAACCGAGAACTTCTCGTAACAAACTAAACAGGGAGCAAAATGAAACTACCAATAACAATCGAATACAACTCTGGCGAGCAAGCAACTTATACTGCCCAACCGCCAGAGTGGGCCAAATGGGAAAAGGCAACTGGACACACAATCTCAAAAGCCAATGAACATATGGGCATCTGGGATCTAATGTTTCTGGCATATCACGCACACAAGCGCGAAGCTGCCGGAAAGCCAGTTAAGTCTTTCGAGATTTGGCAAGAAACAGTTGCAGATGTAATTGTGGGAGATAACGACCCAAAAGCTACGAGCCAGGAAGCATCAATCGAACAATAATTCAGTTGGCAATAGCCACTGGTATTCCGATGAGCGAATGGCGCGAAGCAGAGGACATTCTTACCGCATTAGAAATTCTAAAGGAGCGTAATGAATCAGGCAGAGGTTGAAGCTTACAACCGGAAAGAAATCCGGGAAGTAATCAAAGCCTTCAAAGCCATGGATGAGACTGCAATTACCGAAGCCAAAAAAGTTTCTGGCGCTCTAGCAGATTACGCACTTGGCAAGATTAAAGAAGCTTCAGGAACCAGAACAGTAGCCACTAAAGTAGCAACCAGAATTGCTTCTGGCGGTAAGGTTTCCAAAAGTTCCAAGGTAGGCGAAATTAGCCTTGGGTTCGCTTCTCAAAGATTCTCTGGCGGTGGCACTACCCGAGACCTATGGGGCGGCATGGAATTTGGATCTAATCGATTCAAGCAATTCCCAAATAGAACACCATCACTTGGTAGAGGCAATAAAGGTTATTTTATATTTCCAACACTCAAGGCTGCCCAGCCTTACATTATCCGAGAATGGCAAGAAGCGTTCTCAAAGATTATTAAGGAGTTCTAGTGGCTAGCGATTCCAGAACGCTCAAGTTAGCAATTCTTGGTGAAGTTAAAGATTTAACTAATAGCCTAAAAACTAGCGAGAAAGATGTTCAATCTTTCGGAGATAAAGTCGATGCGTTTGGCAAAAAGGCTGGTTTAGCATTTGCCGCTGCGGGTGCAGCTGCCGCTCTTTATGCTGGCAAGTTAATCAAGGAAGGCGTTGAATCTGCTATTGCGGATGAGAAGGCCCAGGCAAGCCTTGCAAAAACTTTAGAGAATGTTACTGGCGCAACAAAAACCCAGATAGCAGCCGTAGAGTCGTACATTTCTAAAACAAGCTTGGCAACTGGAATCACAGATGATGAACTTCGCCCATCGCTAGATCGGTTGTCCAGAAGCACCAAGTCAGTAGAAGAAGCACAAAAACTTCAGACTCTTGCATTAGACATAGCGGCCGGAAGCGGGAAATCACTTGGAAGCGTCAGCGAAGCATTAGCCAAAGCATATGACGGGAACTATGGCGCATTAAAGCGTTTAGGCGTTCCACTAGATGACTCAATTGTTAAGTCAAAAGATTTCGATGCTGCTACTGCCGCATTAGCTGCTACCTTCAAAGACCAGGCTAGCGTTCAAGCCAATACTTTCGAAGGCCGTATGCAGAGATTAAAAACTGCTCTCGATGAAGCCAAGGAGTCAGTGGGCGCTGCGTTGCTACCGGCCTTACAAAAATTAGTTGGTTTCATAACCGAGCGCGTTCTTCCTCAGATAAACGCATTCGTTGGCGGTTTAACAGGCAATGAAGGAATGGAAAAAAGTTTAGAAGGAACTGCTAAGGCTTCCTATGATCTAGGAGATGCATTCCGGACTATGGCAGTCAGTGTTGGCAGGTTGTTCTCAGTGTTCAATGCAGATGAAAACACTGGAAGTTCTTCTGGTTTAGCCAAGATTATTGGCTGGGCAGAAAATGTTCTTAACGTGTTTAACAAGCTGATAAATGCTATTGCCTACACAATGGGCTTAATCAAAGTTGTTACAAATCCTAAAAACTGGCTTCTTGGTGCAGATGCAACAGTCGCACTTGCTAATGAATATGCGGGCATAGCAACTAAAGCCGCTCCTAAACCAACAGTCAATCGCAGTTCAACTCCAATGAATGTAAATTTCCCAATGGGTGGAACTGGGGCACTGGCCAGTGTTGGAAGTGGTGGATCATCAGTTGGCGGCGGTTCAACTGCCATAAACGCCATAAACAACGCAAATGCCAGAACTTCAACAGATATAGATAAACTCCAAAGAGATTTCGATAAAAACCTATTGGCTGCAAATAAGGCCTTAGAAGCGGCAAATGCTGCAAGCGCAAAAGCGGATGCTTATTTCCCAATTAGCGAAGCGGAATTGAATTATCGCGATAGTTTCCGAAACGGGATGAACAATTACAACATCACAGTCAACGGAGCGTTAGATTCTGAAAGCACTGCCCGCCAAATCATTACCCTTCTCAATGATTCGCAAGCTAGAGGAACCCTGGGAGCTTCTGGGCTTATTGGAGCAGTCAGCTTCTAATGACTCAATGGAATCCAGTTTGGCAAATTATTGTTGATGGCGTTACATATACCAACCTGACCCTTGCTAATCTAAACATCAGTTCAGGGCGCACCAACATTTATTCTCAACCCGTCGCTGGTTATTGCCAACTTTCTATTCTTAACTTTAACAAATCTGTTATTCCATTTGAAATCAATGATTCGGTTACTGTCGAAATTAAAGATTCAACCAATACCTTCGTGCCTATATTTGGCGGCACTATTACCGACTTAGCCGTAACCATTAATTCACTTGGATCAACGGACTACAACCAGCGCATCGAAATTACCGCCTTAGGCGCTTTAAGCCGTTTACCTAAGTTAACATGGGATGGAAATGTGGCTCGGGATTTTGACGGCGACCAAATGTATGAAGTTCTTAGCGCATATCTTTTTGCTCGTTGGAATCAAGTTCCTGCTGCTACTCAATGGTCAACTTTTAACCCTACAACTACTTGGGCAAATGCTTTGAATACTGGACTTGGTGAAATTGACCGACCTGGGGATTACGACCTTGCATCGCATAACCACGATCAAATTGATGTTTATAGTCTAGCTAGCGAAATTGCTTTAAGTGGCTTTGGATACTTGTATGAAAATCCTCAAGGCCAAATTTCTTACGCAGACTCAACCCATCGCACAGAATACTTCGCAGCCAATGGATACGTTGATTTATCAGCAAATGATGCTTTAGGAGCAGGTTTCCGGACAGTTACCCGTTCTGGCGATATTCGCAATCAGATAACGATTAAATATGGCAGCCATGCCGGGAGTTCCATAAGTGATACAGATCCAGAATCTGTTGCACTTTATGGTGGACTTGGTCAAATCATAGAAACAGTTTTGCATGATGCTAATGATGCTAGGGCTCAGGCAGATTTTTATTTATTATTGCGAGCATATCCACAAGCAATCTTTGATTCTATTACTTACCAACTTGTTAGCCCAGAATTGTCAGATTCAGATCGCGATGCTCTTATCAAGGTGTTTATGGGCTTGCCATTAAATATAACCAATTTACCGCCTAACATTTCAAACGGCGAATTTCAGGGCTTCGTAGAAGGCTGGACTTTCAGGGCCGGATACAACACTCTTGAAATTACCTTAACTATCTCACCACTGGCTTACAGCCTTCAAGCATTCCGATGGACTTCCGTTCCAGCGGTCGAAACATGGAACACAATTAACCCAACCCTAGACTGGCTAAATGCTACAATTGTGGCTTAAGGAGAACTAATGGCAACTACAACTAACTTCGGCTGGGAAACCCCAGATGATACTGACCTGGTCAAAGA